TTCTCAAGCTCTTCGAGCGCCTGACGGGCAAGAATCAACTTCTCGATAGTCAGACCTGTCGATACCCCGCCTGCTGTGTAGTCGGACTGAGCATCGTGGGCTATCGTCCTGCCGCCTGTCGTGATTCTCGTAGCATAAACATACAAAGAGTCAGCGAGAATAGCAGTGTCATCACCGGGAGTCTTGCCAGCCTTTACATTAGCGAAGAAGGCATCGGTAATGGTCTTGTTCTCTTTTCTGATTACAGCCTTGGCAAGAGCCTTGATATAATCAGAAGTCGGGTCGGTGTGAAGGGCAATATCGTCTTCTTTATCGACAAAGATACCCTTACGTGCAAACTGGGGTGTTATCCACCTCTTGTTGTGAACCATATCTTCAATGGGAATGTCCTCGAACCGAGAACTTTTGTCGTCAAGCTCAATATCGCCGAGGAAGTCGTAAGACTTAAATTCCCCTTCGATTCGCTCTTCACGAACAAGACCCTGATAAATAGGCCTCCGCTCTTGAAGGATATGCTCGTACCCCGTAGTCCAGGCGTTATAGAACGCCTCTGTGTAACCACTGGTTGTATTGGTATTGGTGTTTATAGTTGCCATTGTGATGGCCTTTCAAAATAAACCTTTACTAATATTTACGCTCAGGTTACCTTTTTCAAGACCATCACTTCTGATTTACGCACAGCGGACGAGTAGAATACTACTATTTAGTGGAACCTCTCGGCTTACCCACTCTGTCTTAAATAGGATATGGCCGAAGCCATAACATCTATATCATCTTCAAAATTTCCTATTGCTAAATTGCACTTATTACAAAGCAAACCTCTAATTTTATTTGTTGTATGACAATGGTCAACTGATAATCTTCTCGGTTTTCCATTATTTCTTTTTGTCTCTGGTAAACCACAAATAGAACAAGCACCATTTTGCTTAGTAAATATAGCACGATACTGTTCAAGACTAATGCCGTATTTTCTTTTGAATATTGCATTTCTCTGAGAATCCTTTTGCTCGTGCGTTACTAAACGCATATCACGTATTTCTTTACACCGAGCTATTACTTCTGGCCTATGATTATACTCCCAACGCTTAACTTTGTATTTTGGAGATTTAACATATTCCCTTCGCCTTTCTTTTCTTCTCGCTTTTACTTTTGGTTTTTGGTCATACTCCCAACGCCAGGCTTTTGCTTCTGGTCTATGGTACTTTTTCTTTCTACACAACTTACACTGACTCGCATGACCATCACAAGAAAGTGTCCGTTTAGAAAACTCAGACAATTTTTTAACCTTTTTGCACTTGCTACACTTTTTCATATTTACTCCTGCAATAAATCCTGAAAAACAACCAAGAGAAGGCGACTCAGGATGTCGCCATTCAGAAGCTATCCTATCTCTTGGAATTTCTATTTTAATTATTTTAACCATTATTTAGTTAGTTTTCAAGCCTTATCCGTCTTGTATTCTCTTCGGAGCAAACTCCGAATTAGCTATTAGCATATTTAATTCCATATATCTTTTCTGTAGAGCCTTACGGTCAGGATGGAATTTATTCTTGGCATCCTTCCATATAGGATTATCCATTATTTCTTTTAGTTCCGCTTTTGGGTCTTTGGCGGCAGTTAGAGGTTCGTCAACTGGAAGTATTGACCCTTCTTTCGTCCTGTTCTTAATCTCCTGTAACATACCGATTATCTCCGGGTCAGATGCCAAGCCTTTCTTTTCAAGGGTCGTATAAATACCAAGTTCGTCAGCAATCCGCCTCGCCTCTACCATCATATTCTGATAGGCGACTTCGCCACCCGCTTTCGTTACTAAAGCCTTGCGGATAGTTTCTTTGTCTGCCTCTGAAGTTTCTACTGCCGCAGCCTCAGTCTCAGCCTCAGTCGCCATTACCTCTTTGATAATCTCACGCTGGAACTGGACGAGGCCTGCCGACTGTTCTTTGTTCAGGTTAATCTTTTTGGAAAACTTTCTGAACCTGTCTATTAAAGCATCGTCAAAAGGAACAGTCTCATCTTTTTCGTATTCGTATTCATTCTCTTCGGGGACGCCAAGCTGCTGCCAGTATTTAGTCCAGCCGTCAACATCGTCAGGCGATTCAGGTTTGAAAATATGCTCGCCACGACCTAAGACTTTTTCAAGGTCAGAGTAACCATTGGCTATTTGTTCTGCGGTACTCCACTTTTTAGCCTCAAGTAGCGCCTTAACAGACTCAGGAGCAGTATTTCTCTGCTCGTCCGATAAGGGCATCCAGCCGGAAGGTTCACTTCCCGGCGCGATGGTCTGAGCAGGAATTACCGGCTCAGTGCTTACTTCTAAAAGTTCATTCGGCATTTTCTTTCTCCATTGGTTCAAAGTCTTTTCTGCAATCACAAGTGAAGTGAATATAAGAGTCTGGATAACGTTCAGTCATAATTGCATATCGTTTACAGTTGTTACAACTTTTCATTTTCTTTCTCCATTGGAATTTCCGGTTCGTTGTATGAAACTACAATATGAATAGGTATTCCATAATCACCTTTTTTTTCTCTTTCTATTCTTGCCCTGTTTTTGGCACATTGATTTTCTGCAAAGATTCTTGTGCTTTCCTTCATTTTCTCAGGCATTTTCTTTCTCCTTGTAACCTTCGTTTAAGTACCACATAAGGTCGAGGTACACTTTACGCTTTCCTTCTTCGCCTGCTGTTTGTTCGGCATTAGGATTTTGCCAGCACATTGTCGAGTTATCTACATTGCATTTACGGCGGAGTAACTTATCCAATACTTTGCCGTCTTCAGACATCCATATTCTCTTGAGAGCCTGTGTAATTAGTTCGTTTTGCTTGTCTCTTTCTATCATAATGCCGCTGCCAAACTCCCTTCGTCTGGTACTCCGGAAACGTTCTTGTATGCCTTAGACGCATCAGCGCCTATCTGTGCCTGAACTGCGGCTTCATCTAACTGCTGTTTTTTTGCTCTTGCTTCCATCATTTCGTCGAAGTCTGTTAAGTTTTCTGCAGGCGCTCCACCCGAAATCCAAGCTGTTCTAAACGTCTTGTCCATATTGACATTTTCCAGAACCGGTGTTATTTCCTGGTAAGGTACAAACTTGGCTAATACAACTTCCTGTGCGTTGGCCTGAACGTTACTCATAGCCAAAGCCAATCGTCCCTGATAGACTACATCGTAGTCGAATGAGGCCGGAGGTTGGGGGATGCGCTTGCCCTTCTTGGGAGTCTTTATCAATAAGTCTAATATTCTCGTAAGCATTGGAGAGAATATTTCATTCGCTAACGAAACGACCGCAGGAGTTACTATAACTATCAATTCCTCAATTCTCGCATCAACTTCGGTAGCTGTCATATTCCTGTGCTGACCCATCGGCTCGAAGAGGTCGTTAAAGAACGCCATTCGCACAATATCACGCATCTGAATAATCACTTCAGCATTTGACTGAACATTGATTCCTGAAACGTAAGGTTGCGGGTATTGAGCGCCCGAGCGTACATAAATAGTACCGTGCGGGCCTGTAACCGGCTGACCTACCACTCCGTCGTCTTCCATCATCATAGGCGGATTATTGGCTATCTCGGCAGATTCGATATAAGAAGCCGCCATACGATTGAGCATTCGTATATCGTCAATATATTCCATAGCGGGTCCGTAACCCATTATCCCGCCCGGAGTACGCGCGAAACGCGCCACTAAATATGGAAGGTGTTTGAAGTCGGGGTCTTCCTTGACAATCTCTTTGTCCTGGATACAGATATAAAATGATTTGACCTTACCGGAACCCATTCGGCCGTCGAAGTCCTTGTTAGGTGCGCAGACGTGAACGTACTCATGCTTTTCGCTCAGTTTACCGGCCTTGAACTCTTTCGCAGCGGATTTACTAAGATTCTTTATGCCAAACTGCTGTGCTGCCTGCCTGACAGTATAGAATATCTGGCGATAGACAGTATCAATCTCGCCACGGTTATTATCGTCGAAGAACATAAATCCGATATGGTGAGCTTTGAATACAATGTCACCATCTATCATCTCTACCGAAATCACACCAGTTCCGAAAACTATCATCGAGCGGATAGTAAGGAACATCTCTCTCTGAAAATTACTTCTCATCAGTTCAGCGTGAGTCTGAGTAGCGGCCTTGGACATCCATTCTTGGTATTCGGGTTGTTGATTAAGGTCGTAGTCCTGAGCCTTGAATCCGTGCCAGAACGAACCAGCAGGCATTAAGTAAGTAAAAATGCCAGAAGTCATTCTGTAAGCCGACCTTACCGCCGTATCGTCGTACTTACCTATCGTCTTGACAATATTGTCTGTCGATAAAGCGTTACGAACCTGGTCTTGTGCCGCAGGCCAGGCGTACTTACCGGCCTCACGCCTCTCGTTATCGGTACGAGACTTGCGCGTTCTCGCTGCGCCGTAGCGTTCTAAGACTTCATCTATATTGATAGCTTTTTTAGCCATTACTCACCAAGCGTTTTTTAAGCCCCGACATCACTGCACTCATAATACCTGATATTCGCGTTGACGCTGCGCCGCCTGCAACTAATTTCTTGCGCCTTCGCCTGCCGGCTTCGGTAGCGTCCTCTGTTACCGTCTCTATAGTCTCAGGTTGTGCCTGCTGAACAGGCAAGTCCGGTTTTTTTGGGCCTGAAAAGATTCTGCTCATGTTAATTCCCTGCCTAAAAGCATAGCAGCTAAAGTCTTTATTAGCTCTATGCCTGGATTCGGTTCTTCGACCGGCTCTTCGGGAAGGGACTGGGGGGCCGTCTGGGTAAGCTGGCTTTCCCGTCCCAACCGTTCTAAGTCGTTTATATCAATCGCATTGCTCGACATAATTATACCGCCTTAATCGGGACATCCAAAGTATTGTCGTTTCCAGTCATAACATTATTGGCGGATAAAGCTAAGTTGAGGTCGTACATAGAAGCAAGAGCAGCGGCACTAATGCCACGATTGTTGGTGATAAGCGCCAAGTCAGAATTGTCGTCAATAACAAAAGTAGTCGCATCGATAACATTGTTGTCAACCAAAAGATGTCCACCAACAGCAGTAGCACTTGCATTTATTAAAACACCAATAGCGCCCACTACAAAACTATCGTGAACAGAAAACCCAACAGAATTTCCCGCACCGACTTCGATGGCGGCCGTACTGAAACCTTCAGGCACAGTCAGCCATTTACAATTCGCAATTTCCACAAACGAAGTCGCTGTTATTCGTACAGCACGAGTTTGCTGTGCTGCCGTGCGACCGGAAAATTCGCAATCAATAAATTTCTGGCCAGCCGAAACACTTGTTAAATCCCAAAGTATTCCTGCTGTGTCAGATTGAAAGAGCATATTGTACCATCGCATTCCCCAAACATTTGTAGTTACGGGAGCGTGATTGCCAACCAGAACACAATGGTCGAAAGAAGTTGATGTACCAACACCAATTACATCGCTCTTTTCCGCACCCTTAATCAAATCCTCGTCAAGGTTGTCGCCGCAACAATAAACCGTTGCCCTGTGCGCCCACGCCCTGTTGCCGGAGGTACTCATATAGGCGTGAGCGGCAACGAGTCCTTCCGCCAATGTCTTGAACGCTGATAGCCAGCCTAATCCATTACCAGAACTCACCACGTTGCCATCGACATAGAAAACGGCTGGCGCACCCCCTGACGTTCCTGCGCTAAACGGCTCCATTATCCCGCCAGCGGAAATCTGCCCCATTGAGTTCAGTCTTATTGTTGCGTTGTCAACTGCTGTACTTCTTACTTTTCCTGCATAAGTGGCCATCTCTGGCCTCCTTTCTCTGCCCTCGCGGGCGAGTCGTTATTGCCCTATTTGACTGGGCTTTCTATCTGACACTCCTACGTTAGTTGTGTCCGAATGCTCGTCTATAATTTTTGTCATATTCTCTTTTATCTTTAGGCCATTTTTGGGCTTCGGGTATCCAGCAATGGTCGTTGCCGCCGGCAACTTCCTGCCTGCTCTTCGGAGCGTAATTCTTTCTGTACGGTTTCATGTCATCATGTCCTCTTCGGTCATTCCTCTGGCGTACTCGTCGCCCTCACCGGGAGGCGACTGAGCTTTCTCACGAAAAGTATTTGCTTCCTCGATTGTCTCTTCTTTTCCGAGGCTCTCAATGTCGGCCATGATTTCCGCTTTCTTTCTCATGCCCCTGCCGTCTGGAATATGAGTCTGTACACCGAGTCTCTTGGCCTTTTGCATCCACGTCTCAGGCTTCTCTACCGGCTTAGCATTTACATTCTCAGGTGCAGTCATCGTCTGTATCTCAGCCTGTGTCGGCGGATAAGCGGGTCTTTGTTCCGCTAACGCCTCTCGAATCATGTCTTTTACACCGGCCATCTCTGCCTTTATCATTTCGCTTACGTCCTCTGTCGTTAGTTTTTTGTCGAGGTATTTCCTCTTCCGTTGGTCTTCTTCTTTTTGCATTTTATTTACTTCTTCCGGATGCTTATTGCATTTCAGACATATCCAGCAGTTCCAGGGGTCGCCGAGTTTCGTAAGTGGCTTCTTACACTTCTGAGTTGCGCATGTCGGAATGTCCACTGGAATAGGATTACAAGCGAGGCACTGCCAACTATTTCCTATGGAACCCATCGGTCTCGCGCATGATGGACATGGAACTATTACTTCTACTTCTGTCATTGTTTCTGTCATTTTCTTATCTCCTTTTTGAGTTTCCTATACTACCTTTGACGTGCCCGCACTTGGGACATATCATATAAACTTCTTTTACGCCTTGCTGCTGTCTCAATATATAGTCAGGCGGATTCGATTCGCCACGACTCTTGCATCTTAGACATTTCATTTCTTCTTGCTCTTCTTATGAGATTTCTTTTTGTATGGCTTCTTTCCTTTATGAGGCATAATTATCTCCTTTTAGCAAATATACCTTCTTTTCTTGCTTTCAAAGACATACGTCTATTTGCAGTTGCCCGCCTGTCCCTGATAACCCTTCTTAGAATATGTTCAGTGCCATTCTCGGCTTCGACGATACGATACTCTTCTCTGTGAACTAATCCGCAATCGCAACAGGCCAAATTTCTTTCGGCAGTTACGTCTACCCATTCACCATCCCAACGTTGTATATAATATCCAGCCATTACTTAATCCTTTTTGCTGATTGAGATTTCTTGTATTTCGTATCACCACAAATGACTCGCGTTACTAACTCTAACCTTTTCTTTTTAGTTTTTTTAGCCATTATTATCTCCAATGCGAAATAGTATGTGTTGGCCGGTTTACCTTCGTTGTTCCCTTCGGTCGGGGAGATTGTCTGCTCGCTGCTAATAAGAAATACAATGTTCCGTGATAGTAATGGTCTTCTCCAAGTTTTATCCATCGCGGTTTCTTTGAGCCCGTATCGGGATTCGTTATAACCGTCTTGGCTGTTCGGGTCATCTG